CTTCTAAACAATCTACGTTCTATTTTAGACGTAAAAGAACTAAGCAGAAAAATAATTCAAAAATTCACTTTGTTCCTATATCTACATATCTTTCGAACATCTCAGCGAGTGATCTCCTCAAATTTAATTTAAGGAGTTGGAAGGTGCGTAAGGATAAGGGTTCTGTAATTAAGGTTGATTATGTTCATGAGGGTTATTATTGTTTACCTGATGAAGGCAACGTCACGTCCACCATAAAGAAATTTTGTACAGAACTCTTTTCTCCGACTGATTGCTTGAAATACTCTAAACTTCCCTCTCCTCCCGCGTTGAGTGAGAGTTTGTTAGTTTTTGAAAATAAAAAATTTGATAAGATAGGTAATACATCTTTTGTTCGCCCTTGGAAGGAAGTTTCTTGCCAATTGGATCCTTTTTTTAAAGATAATATTATTTCTGATGAATATATTAATTTATTCAGTGAAGAACTTGATTTTCTTTTTAAAGATCTTAAATTGGCCAACATATCACTCAGTGAGTCTTTTTCCCTTACTGATAAGACAACTAACTTTGGTGCTCCTCATCATTGTAATGTTTCAAACCGTCCTGATCTGTTGGATGATTATTTTAATAGAGCCAATTCCATTATTGATTCGCCTATTAATAATCCCGAATTTTCTCTTCCGACTCAACTGTTTCATCGAATTCAGTCTAATGGTGACGATCCTTCATTCAGGCATGTGTTTTGTCCCCCTGGTTCAATTCGTCTTGTTGAAAGAATGTTCGTCTCTCCACTTACTGATTATCTAAAGTCCATTCCTTCTTTCTTTAAGTTGGAAAATGAAACTTTAGTTACTAATCAACTTAAGTTTATGTATCAAAATTTTCGTTATCCTTTAGTCTCTACTGACGTGGCTAATTTCGACGCTTCTTTATCTCATTCATTCATAGATTTAATTTTTCATAAATTAATTTCTATTTTTGATGATGATCCTAAGAACGAGCCAGTTCTTCTCTCTATATTAGATTATCTTAAAAATTGTACCTTTCTTACACCCGACGGTATAATGTTTGGTAAAAAATCTGGCTTAATTTCTGGTTCAACTTTTACTAGTTTTATTGGTTGTGTTACGCATTATTGTGTTCTCCAATCTTTTGTTGTAAAACATACTGGTATAAGGGACAATTCTATGGTTATGGTTATGGGCGATGACGGTGTTCTTAATTGCCCGTCAACTACTGACTCTTTCTCTGAGTTTTATAATAATTTCGGCTTTTCTTCTAATGTCGAAAAAATGTGGTGTCACGAAGACAGGTCAGTAATCTTTTGTCAAAAATATTATAACTTTCCTGATCGTTTATTTACTCATTCTATTT